TACTTGATCCTAATGACATTCTTGCAATTTAGGGAACAATATGGAAGAAGCAATAAAACAAGAAGAAGTACAAGAAGAAGCAGTTGTTGATGAGGGAGAAGTTATTGAACTTGATGAGGAGGTAACTGAAGAACCAGCAGCAGCAACACAAAGTGAGCCTGTTGAAGAAGCAGAGGTAGAAGAACCTGCTGAAGCGCAAGAAGAAGAACTTACAGATTATAGTGATAAAGTTCAAAAGCGTATTAATACGTTGACTCGTAAACTACGAGAGGCAGAGCGTGGTCAAGATTATGCAGCGAAGTATGCGCAAGAAATGCAAAGGCAAAACCAAGCTTTGCAACAACAAACGCAAACGTTGCAACAATCAACCTATTCAGAATCTCAAAACAGGCTGACGGCACAAAAAGCACAAGCTATAGAAGCCTTGAAACAAGCACATGAAAGCTCAGACTTTGATAAAGTTGCAAAGGCCCAAGAGGTGCTATCACAAATAGCTGTGCAAGAAAATAATGTGACGCAAAATTTACAAGCAATTCGAGCACGACAAGAACAGGCTCAAGCAGAACCTCAACAGACTATACAACCACAACAACCTGGCATCCATCCAACCACAGAGGCCTGGATTAATAACAATAGATGGTTTTTGGAAGATGAAGATATGTATAACAGTGCTCAAGTTATTGACAGAGAGCTTGTTAGTGAAGGTTATGTTGAAGGTTCAGATGAATACTTTGCTGAAGTAGATAAAAGAATTAGGGTAAAACATCCTGACAAATTTGATGACGTAGCGGTAAAACCGAGACCTCAACAAAAGGTAGCTTCGGCTAATAGGTCTGTAGGGAAAGCTGGTAAGAAACAAGTAAAGTTGTCTCCTAGCGAAGTAGCTATGGCAAAAAAATTAAACGTACCTTTGAAAGAGTACGCAAAATATGTTAAAAGGTAATAAATATGACAGATAATACTGACAAACAAAACAGAACTTCTCGTTCTGCCGACACTCGAGCTAGTAATGAAGCTCGCAAACCTTGGAGCCCACCATCAATGTTGGACACTCCTCCTGCACCTGAAGGTTATACTTACAGGTGGATACGTGCCGAACTCGTAGGTGCGGAAGATAAAAAGAATGTGACATCAAGAATGCGTGAAGGTTTCGATCTAGTGCGTTCTGAAGAGTTACCAGACTTTGAACTTCCTACCATAGATAACGGTAAACATGCAGGTGTAGTATCAGTTGGTGGTTTGCTATTGGCTAAGATTCCTAATGAAACACGGGAAGAGAGAAACTCCTACTTTCAAAACCGTGCATCAACGCAGCAAGAAGCCGTTGATAATGATCTTCTAAGAGAATCAGATCCAAACTCTCCGATTTTAAATCCAGAGAGAAAAAGCAAAGTAACTTTTGGCGGTGGTCAACGAAGTTGATTACTAAATATACATTTTAAATATATAGGTGATTTATTATGGCAAATAAGAATGCCCCATTTGGTGCAAGACTTGTTGGCGCACTTGGTTCAGGACCTACTTCTAACGGTACAACTGAATACGAGATCGCTTCAGGTGCATCCGGGAACATTTTTTCAGGCGACCTAGTGAAAATGACCAATGCTGGTACTATTTTAGTAGCTGCTGCTGGTGATGAAGCATTAGGTGTGTTTAGAGGCTGTAAGTTTACAAACTCTTCAGGAGAAGTTGTTTTTAGCTCACATTTCCCCGACGGCACAGTTTCGTCTGATATTGTTGCATTCGTGCATGATGACCCACACGCTGTATTTGAGATTCAAAGTGCAGGTTCTCCAGCTCAAACTGATGTCGGTTTGAACGCTGATATATCCTATACATCTGGCTCTACCAAAACTGGTATGTCAGCTATGGAATTATCAGGAACAACAGCCGCAACTACTGCGACTTTTAGAATTATGGGCTTTAGTACAGATCCAGATAACAGCACAACGGGTTCAGCAAACGTGAATGTAATAGTCAAGTTTAATGAGCACTTCTATGTCGATCCAACGGGAGTATAAATAAATGGCAATTAATAGAGCGCAATTAGCGAAAGAATTAGAGCCTGGTTTGAACGCCTTATTCGGTATGGAATATTCTCGTTATGAGGCTCAACATTTAGAGATTTACGAAAGTGAATCTTCAGATAGAGCATTTGAAGAAGAAACTCTAATCGTAGGGTTTGGTAATGCTGAAGTAAAAGCAGAAGGTAGCGGAGTCAGATTTGATAACGCTAACGAAGGCTACACTTCACGTTATACCCACGAGACAGTGGCTTTAGCTTTTGCTCTTACAGAAGAGGCTATTGAGGATAATCTTTATGACAGACTTGGCGCAAGATATACCAAAGCACTAGCTAGATCTATGGCTAATACAAAGCAAATCAAAGCAGCAGCGGTACTAAACAATGCGTTTAGTGTTACTGGTGGCGATGGTAAAACTTTGATTGCAACAGATCATCCACTAGGCGGCGGTGGCTCACTAGCAAACAGAGCTACAACTATGGCTGACTTAAATGAGACATCTCTTGAAGATAATCTTATTAGTATTTCTACATTTACAGATGATAGAGGTCTTAATATAGCGCTTCAGGGAATGAAACTTATTGTTCCACCACAGTTGGTATTTGTTGCAGATAGGCTACTTAACTCTCCAGGTAGAGTTGGTACTTCAGATAACGACATCAACGCTGTAAACAACATGGGAATGTTGCCACAGGGTTATGTAGTTAATAACTATCTAACAGATACAGATGCTTATTTCATTAAAACCGACTGTCCTGACGGCTTTAAGTATTTTGAAAGATCTCCAATGCAAACTGCATTAGAAGGTGATTTCGATACCGGTAATATGAGATATAAAGCTAGAGAGAGATATTCATTCGGATACTCAAACTTTAGAGCCGTATTCGGTTCTCAAGGTGCTTAATAGGAACGATTTATTGTAGCGTTTCCAACTCAACTACAATTTTCTAAGGGAGCTTCGGCTCCCTTTTTTGTTGCTAAGGTAATCAATAAGGTATAGAATTTAAGAGGTTATAAAATTAATTAGCTTGATGAGGGCCGCAAGGTTTCCATTAATACAAGATAAAGGAGTTCATAATGGCTAATCCACATTTTCAAAACTTAATACTATGGGCAGGTAATACTGTTGCTACTGAGCACAAGAAAAACCAGCCTATGTTTGCACCATATCCGTCAGATCAGACGTTTTATATGTATCACAATGACTTTTTTACATATAACTCTGGTGATTGGACGATTACAACTACTGAAGCTGGCACAGGAAGTGCATCTGAAGCTGTTACATCGTCAGCTGGTGGAGCTTTATTGCTTACTAATGCTGCTGGTGATAATGACTTAGACTTTTTACAGTTAAAAGGCGAGGGTTTCAAACTTAGCACAAGTAAAAAAGCTTACTTTTCAGCTAGATTTAAAGTAAATGACGTTGACCAATCAGACTTTGTTATGGGTCTAGGTATAACTGATACAACACCACTTGACACTACAGATGGTGTATTCTTTATATCAGCAGATGGTGATGCTGGCCTTGATTTCTTAGTTGAGAAAGATAATTCAGCTACAACTACAGAAGATGTAGCAACAATGGCTGACGATACTTTCATTACAACTACATGGTTTATAGATCCAGATGCTTCAAAAGTTTATTACTCAATAAACAATGCAAAACCAGTGGGTGTTGCAATTACAAACTTACCAGATGATGAAGAACTAACAGTATCTTTTGGTATCCAAAATGGTGAAGCTTCTGCACAAACTATGACAATTGATTACGTAGTCGCAGCAGTCGAAAGATAGGAGTAAACAATGGCAGATACAGTAACCTCACAAACTATCCAAGATGGTGAAAGAGTTGCTATCTTAAAGTTTACTAATGAATCTGACGGTACAGGCGAGTCTTCTGTTAAAAAAGTTGATGTATCAGCACTTACTACAAATAGTGCTGGAGAGTCTTGTACTGGCGTGTCTATAGCCCGTATTTACTGGGCAACCAGAGGTATGGGTGTAGATATAGAGTTTGATGCCTCTACTAACGTTCTAGCTATACCATTACCAGCAGATAGCACAGGTGATGAATACTATGACGATAGATTTAGTGGCATACCAAATAATGCAGGATCAGGCGTAACTGGTGATATTGACTTTACAACTGTAGGTCACTCAAGTGGTGATGCTTATTCCATCATTTTAGTTCTTAATAAAAACTATTAATGAATGGCTACGAGAAAACCAGCTAAACAGATACGTAGAACAACTGGAAAAGGTGGTAATTACCGCCCCACTAAAAAAGGGGCGGGAATGACCAAGAAAGGCGTAAAAGCATACAGAAAAGCAAATCCAGGTAGTAAGCTAAAAACTGCTGTTACTGGAAAAGTTAAAAAAGGTAGTAAAGCTGCAAAAAGACGTAAGTCTTATTGTGCAAGATCTCTTGGACAGCTAAAAAAAAGCTCTGCTAAAACAAGAAACAACCCTAATTCAAGAATTAGACAAGCAAGAAGAAGGTGGAAATGTTAAATGAGTAAAGCAAAAATAAAAAAAGTGGTTAAGGGATTGCAAAAAGCAAGCAAAACTCACGCAAAACAAGCTAAAACATTGCAGTCTATAAAAATGAAAAAAGGCGGCAAAGTAAAAAGTGGCGGTAAAATATGTCCAGAAGGAAAAGCTTGGGCTAAAAGAACTTTTGATACATATCCCTCAGCATATGCCAATATGGCTGCATCAAAGTACTGTAAAGATCCAAACTATGCAAAAGGTAGCAAAAGAAAGAAAAAAGCTAAAGGTGGCTTTGTCTCTGTAAGAGGTCAAGGCATAGTTATGAAAGAAAGGTTAAGATAATGGGTCAATTAGCTGAATGGAGAAAACAAAATTGGGTACGCATTGGAACAGACGGTTCTATTAAGGGACCTTGTGGCACAAGCAAAGATAAAAAAAATCCAGATCGTTGTTTACCAAAAGCTAAAGCACAAAGTCTAAGCAAAGCAGAAAGAGCTACTACAGCAAGAAAAAAGAAAAAAGCTGGTGCTAAAGGAAAAACAGTTGTTGCAAACACAAAAAAAGCAAGAGTTTCGGTCAGACAAGGAGGACCTATGATTAAAAATAAAAACAAAGCTGATCTCAACAAAGATGGTAAATTATCTTCTTACGAAGAAAAAAGAGGAATGGCTATTGAAAGAGCTATGGCAAAACAAAATAGAGTGAAAAAGAAAAATGGTGGTTTTATAGCTAAAGGTTGTGGTAAAGTTATGAATAACCGCAGAAAAGTAACCACTATAAGTTAGGAGAAATTATGCCAAAGAAAAAATCTGAGGATCCAAAATTACAAGCTAGATTAAATGCTAAAGTAAGACCAGATG